TGCTCGGGCATATGATGATATACCATTGCGGACACACATCTGGTAGAAATTCTGAAAAATGGGAACCCCACCAGCAATGGCGAGACCACCCTGTCCAACAGCTTTCAACCACAGACGATATCGTGACATATTAAAATTGGATTTCAACAGCACAGCATCTTTGGCTAGTGCTGTAATGGGATTCCGGCACATGATCCATCCATGTCCATCAAAAATAGGTTTACACTGACAGAATTCAATGTGAGCGAATTCATTAACAGCAGGCTCAATAGCCATATTGAAACCCATATCCCAAAACCAATCAAACAACCCATTAGAAAATTTAGCCAAATCGGCCTTCTCCATGAAAACAACACAATCATCCCCATTATTAGCAAGCTGACCATCAACACCAACGTGTTTCAAGTAAGCATGTATCATGGTACACATTAAAACGCAATTGCCAAGTGATGTATTCATGTCACCTGACATTCGTGTGCCTTCAGTGGTATAATGCAGCGATCCATCCTCTGCATAACCAGTACAATCATTTTCTAACTGATGTTTGAGTATATTACCCAATTTGTTTTTATGTTCACGCGTCTTGAAACAATCAAGATAAACACTATGCTCAAATTTAAGAGCATCTTTTGAGACATGTTGGTCAAACCGACTAGCATCCAGCCCAACCGCAACTGGATGATGAAACATATCCCATTTCTCGCGCATAACGCGAGCGGTTTGACGCACGTCCATACCTTTCATGACTGTTCGATGTCCAAACAACTTACCCAAGGATTTGAAAATCCTCTCCTCAAGAGGTTTCAGGTACCGCCCCAGACGTATATTAAATCTGGGGTTCCTTGGGGAAATGACCCTGGGAACAGGATCACGTTTGGAGGTCCGATCGGTTTTCTCGTGCTTAATAAACACACTGACTTTTGCATCTTCAGCTATAGAGTAGTCCCCACTACTCAATTCGGCTAAAGCTCTTTCATACACAACTCTTTTGCGGCCCTTGTAACCATCAACAAATTGCCGATGGGTGAGCGGGGCGGTCGAAGGGAGAAATGTTTTCAAGAGGTGATAGGTGCTCTCCAACCTATCAAATGCATTATCAACGGGTTTAGGAGGTGTGGTGAAATCAACATCCAAGAGTGTTTTCTCAGGGACATTCTTAACAAAGAACACACGCTCCTTAACTGCACGCTCGAGAGAATCGATGCAATGATCAAAGGGAACTATATCGATGTTGGGAGCAACACCGGACAAACGCACATATTTCCTATTCTTGGTAATT